TTAGGCTTTTCAGCCGAACCTGGTGGTAAGACGAGAACATTTGCTATTGGAGATTATTGAAGTCAAACTTCACTAAAAGTATTACAAACTAGTTTGTATAATACTCTAAAGAATCTAGGTACAGATGCTACAAGAAATCAAGACTTAGGTTATAAAAACCTTATCAAGAAATCTTTAGGTAAAAATACCTATTGTTTCGACCTTACATCAGCTTCTGATAGGATCCCTGCAGAAATGCAAAGACACCGTCTGAATTTAATGTATGGAAGACAATATTCTTTAGGTGATATTTGACTCAAAGTAATGACTCATAGAGACTTCTTTATTAAAAGTCTTAATGTAAGTGTTCGATGGGAGGTTGGTCAACCATTAGGTTTACTTTCCTCTTTCCCGTCATTTGCATTATGACATCATGATATCGTCCAATATGCTTATAATCATAAAAGAATCATGAATGGAAAACCATTAAGATTTTTTAATAAATATATGATATTAGGAGATGATATTGTGATTTATGATAAAGAAGTTGCTGATGCTTATCAATTAATACTTAAAGAATTAGGAATTCCTATCAATTTAAGTAAATCAATAATTGGTAACAAAAGTAATTCCCAGATAGAGTTCCTTAAAAGGATATCTCTTAAAGGAAAAGAATACAGTTCGATTAAGAACAATATATTAAACAAAAATAGTATGATAAACATGCTAGATTTAGTTGATATAATGGTCGAAAGAGATCTAATTTCTTCTGATACGGGCCTTCAAGGCTTGTCCTCAGTACTTTCATCAAAAGACTTTGAACTCTTCAAACTATTTATTTGAGTTAGAACAAATTCATGCACACCTTTTCAGGTTAATGCAGACGTTTCGTTCGACCGTTTTACATTCTTAGAAAAACTAAGAGATAAACGATCTCAAGTAATCAGAGAGAAGACAACTAGGATAGATGCGATATTAAGCGGTAATAAACCGCTTGATCACTATTATCATCGTTGTTCGATACCGTTTGAAGTAACAGCTCTTGGCCTTGGTCAAAAGTTTCCTTCGAACCAATTCGAACTTCACCCAATAGTTTGGGCTATAAATCAACAAGGTAATGACCTTACTGATATTTTAGTCAAAATCTGAGATGATGAATCAACAGATTTGATGTTTCCTGTCGAATACTTACCAATTATAAGTACGAGAGATTACTTCCAAAGACGAATGTCTAGAGGAGAATATCTATCGAAACTTATTATTGATACATTCCATGAGTTAAAAGATCAATCTTAACTAATATAATATATTCTAAGTACAGAGTACTAAACAGGGATAAAATATGTTTAGTCACACACTTGTGTGAGTTATTGAAGTCATGGTGCCCGAAAGGGC